AAATTTGTTCTCCATCTAAAAATGTTTGAGATGAATTGTTTGATGTGCTAGAAGATAGGTAGTTTATATAAAGTGTGAGATTTCCATTCTCAGAATCTTCTGGTTGTAGAATAGAATCGACAAAAGCAGTTACTCCAGACCTTTGCCCAGTTATTTTTGTTCCAATTAACTGATCAGCATATGCAGATACAGGAACCCCTTGAAATGCATTCTCTAATTGAACACAATAATATATTTGGCTATATCCAGTATTTCCTGGAATTACTTTAGCACCTTCTTTGAAAAAATGCTGACCAAATTTTTCAATCTGGTCTTGCAGCATAGACTGAAGACTAGTTAATTCTCTAGCTTGTACGGGATATCCTGGTTTAAATAATACCTTATGATAATCGTTCGTGGAGTCAAAATCGTCAAAGTAGGGAGCTACATTGAGGTTCGTTTGTTGTGGCATAATTCTTTAGAACTGCAAAATAACTTTTATGTCTTCCTTTTGGTTTGACGATCTTGTAATAGATGGTCTGTTATCAACGTAAATTATATTACCAGAATGTTTTTTAACCTCTGGGTTGGCAACACCACTCGCAAAGGTTTGACCAAGATAGTATGTACGATTATTTATTACCGTAGATATACCTGAGAAGTTTTCATCAATAGTCAAATTTACTCCTGTAGATGGTGAAATTGTTAATGCTCCACCTGTTCCTGGAGATGATGTAAAATCATCTAGATTAAATCCGTATTGAGGTTGAGTCTGAGCAGTTCCTACAGTATTAAATCCGGCAAGAGATCTGTCCTGCCAGTACTTAAGAACTCCAGTGTTCTGATCATAACTTACAACTCTACCAACAGCTGTTGATCCTGTGGATATTGTTTGAGTAAAATACGAATCTGCAGTAAATGTTGCAGTACTATATCCAGATCCAACTAATTTTAATGCTCCAAGAGCACTAGCTTTATCTACAGAGAGAACACTTGAAGATCCAAATTGCTCAGGATTTTCTACAACACCAACTCGGGCAATTTGATTTCCAGTTATAAAATCTGGATTGTTGTTATCATTTTCAATTCTAGAATACATGAGAACATTATATGCTCCCAATTCTCTATAGATATCTGCACCATGTCCACCTTGAGGTGACATTATAACATTAAAAGTTGGTCTTGTTGTTCCTGTTGGAACTCCACCTGCTTCTAAATCTACATTTCCATATGTATAATCAGATCCTTGATTTGAAACAGTAACTCCACTTACTTGCTGGTTTCCATCAATAATAATAGTGCATTCTGCCCCTGATCCATCACCTTTAATAGGGACGGATGTATATGTAGAGTTTGCAGTTCCAAGTCCAACACCTTTATTGGTGACAGTTACAATTTTAATTGACCCATTGATTGCATTATCTCTGACTGCAGCATTATCGGTGGAAGTTGCCCAATCTGATGGAACAGGTAGATAATCTGTAGATTCAAATTTAGCAACATCGCTTGGTTTAATACTGAAAAGGTATTTCCAAATATAACCATCACCGCTGGTTCCTGCAGATCTTGGTTCTAAATCTGTAAATGTTGGTTCATCAAGAGATGGTCTTCCGGAAGGATTATCTACATCAAGTCCATTTTGAAGACAAATATAAACTCTAAAATCACTATTCATAACAAAATAATTTGCCAGATATAGTGATGTTGAACCAGAAACTACAGCAGTATTTGATCTACTATAATCATGACGATACATGTCATAACTTGTTCCTGAGGACCAAACAAGTTTGGGTACAACTTGCCTTACATCAGCAGTATTGATTTTTTTCAAGGCCACCATGGTGTCCCAGTAATCATTTTCCTGATCAAAATTGTCTTTAGGTGATGGTGGATCAATATCCCAATCAACCTGATAATCTGCAGGATTAGTCAATCCAATAAAAGAATAATATGAATTGCTGGCATTGGAAACACCAGCAATAAAATTCTTTGCGTTTAATATTCTAATCTGATCAGTTATAATAGCAGCCATTTGACGGACTTTTTTTCTTTATTTATTAGAGATTAAACATCATAATTTTTAAATTTTAGGAAGTTTGATCTAACGACCATAGTCGCAGTTGAAATTCCAGAT